AACTAAATTCAATCCAACTTTTTCTTTCAAAAAGTTGAACAATTTTGATGTTGAAACATCACCCTCTCGTGATATTACTATTTTTGAATTATCTTTCATTTATACTCCTTAATTTATACATATATTATACTAAAATATGTACCCTAGTGTAAAGGTCTTTCGTCCCCATTTACAAAAATAGAAACTAGATTGTAATTACCTATAATACTGATACCTAGACGATATCTAACACTGTCACACATAAGTGACCAACTTGCATCAATATTAGATTTATCTAATGCAAGTTGCATTTCTTTAGAATTTAAAGGGATTTCCGAGACGACTCCATTGAAGTCTTGAATTTTAATACCATTTTTCATACTACTATTATATGAAAAAATGTACCTATGTGTCAATTCCAGAATGGTGGTTGGTTTTCAAAATCATGGTGAACATTACCAGCTATACAATATCTATCTGTTTTAACTGTTACTGGTTTTACTTGATGAAAACAGTATGCTGGAAAGATTACCAATTGTCCTGTATGTGGTGGAATAGTAAGAAGAGTTTTTCCCCATTGTTTAGTTGATTCTTTTACATGGTCTGCACACATAGATAAATCCATTTCTATACTACCATCTGGGAAAGTGCATATTTCTAATGGTTGTGCAATTTCTGAGTCTTCAATATATGGATAGTAGGTAAAACTTACAAAAGCTGGTTCATGAGAATGTGCTGGTGTAACATCATTTACTTCATATCCCATACCCCACACCTGTGAAAATACTGGTAAACAATCTACAACATGTGGAGAAAGAAATATTTTTATTTCTTGTCCAACCCAGTCCAAAAGTTGTTGCATGTGTGGATTATCAAAAGATTTCCAACCTGTGAATTGTGATACTCCAGCATTTATTGTATCGTGAACACCAGCACCTAGTCCATCCATGTCAAGAATGTAATTTACAAGATGATGATTGATGTCCATAATTTCTTGAGGAGCATCAATTGTATAGACCTTAGTATTAGTTGATAGGTCTGGTATATAGTTATATGTCCCATCCATCAGTTTTTTCTCCAGAAATTCTTTGACCAGATTCACTCTTATCAAATGCAGGCCCAGAGTCATGTAATTCTTCTGTTGCAGATTGTTCACAATCATACAATTTCATTCTTGCTCTGTCTACACCTATAATAAATCTTCTGTAGTATGTAGGGTCATTATATCTATTCTTTAATTGTTTAACCATGATTTGGTCTAACTCTTCTAGTTCTTCTGTAGATATTAATGCAACCATTAAATCAGCAGTTGCTGGTAAACCAAATGATTCGGATGTATCTTCAAGTCCTACATCTGTTGATGTGAATCCTTGTCTATTAGTTTGAGTTGCAGTAACAATTGGTAATTTAAATTCTACTGCAAGTCCTCTTAACTCTTCTGCAATACTTTTTACCATTGTGTAAGAGTTTACACTTGAACTTGCTCTCATTCTTGATGATGCACAAATGTTCAAATAATCAAGATAAATGATATCTGGAATAAAATCTTTTTTAAGATTAAGTTCTTGTAACAAATGTCTAAAGTGTCCTGTATGTGCAGATGCAGTTGGATACTCTTTGACAATTAGTTTACCTGTTGTTTTATCACGAATTGATTTAACTTTCTTATCATACATTTCTTTTGGTAAATTAGAAAGTTCTTGGATAGGTAAGTTCATTAGATTTGCATCAATTCTTTCTGCAATTTTTTCTTCACTCATTTCCATAGATATGTAAAGAACATTCTTACCCATCATAAGATTGTTAGCTGCACAATGACACATGAATAATGATTTACCAACACCTGTTCCAGCCATAATGACATTCAAAGTTTTATTTGGTAAACCACCTTTCGTAATCTTGTTCATCAATTCAAGGTCAAATGGTAGTTTATCTTCTACAGTATTGTAGGACATAAATCTATCATCTGCATCTTCAATAAAGTCATGACCAATGTGTTGGTCAAAAGAAACTGATAATGCATCTTTTAGAATGTCTGGAATCTCACCTTTTTCTCTAGTCGATGATTTATCAATAATCTGAATACTTTCCATAACTGCATTATAGATTGCTCTATCTTTACACCATTTTTCAGTTTCATCTACGAGAAAATCATGTGGAGTTTCTTCACTGTTTTCTTTACATGCATTGATTATGTTTTGTGCATTCTTAATCTCTTCATCATTATGACCAGACAAATCATTTAGTTGAATATTCAAAGCTTCATGAGTAGGACACTCATTATACTTCATAAAGTATTCAGTGATTTGTTTATATACTAATCTTTCTGACCTATCTGTAAAATATTCATCCTCTAGATAAGGAAGAACCTTTCTCGTAAAATTATCAGATGTAAAAAGATTTTTTAGTATTGATTCTTCAATTCTATTCTGCAATTACTTCACCTGTCTCTGTGTCAACAACTTCTTCTTTACCATATTTGAATTCTTTCTTTGCACACTCATTGAGTTGTTCTAAGATATCTTCTGTAAAGTATTTCTCTGGATTGTTGTTAATAGTTTTACCGAACTGAGTAGTTCCATTTGGAAGTTCTATTCTTGTTGAAGTTTGTTTAAAGATACCATACTTAAGTGCAAGGTCTAACAAACCATAATGTTTATCTAATCCTTTATCATAGGTTAGACGAACATCAACCATTTTGTTTTCAACTGTAAGTCTTGATTTTTGATTCTTACAATGAATGATATTACCAATAACTTCTGTTCCATCTTTTTCTTTCTTTTTTGAAAGATAAATGATTGAAGAGGCTGCATATTTCAAACCACTTCCACCACCCATTTCTTTTTGTGGAAACATAGAACCAATCACATCATATGTATGATTCGTTACTATCATCGGAATACCTACCTTACCAAGTTTCAAAGTTAACACTCTAAATGTTCCTTTAATAACCTGTGCTTTGGTCATGTCTCTAACATTTTTACCAGAACCAATATCTTCTGTTTCTTTGATTGTTGATAACATACCAAGTGAATCTAAAACAAAGAAAAGTTTTTCATCACCTTTCTTTTGTTTATCAAATCCATCTATGATATTAACTGCTTGAGTTCTAAACTCTTCTATAGTTGTAACTGGGACAAGAAGAATACGATTCGTATCTATTCCTCTATCTTCTAACATTTCTTGAGTTAATGCAGATTCAGATTCAAAATAAACAACATTACCTTCTGGGTTATCATCTAAAAACTTTTGCACCATTCCTAATGCAAAAAATGTTTTACCTGTTGCACTTTCACCAGCCAATGCAGTTATCTTGTTAGATGGGATACCACGATAGATATCACCACTCACTAGTGCATTTAAAATGTAAGAACCAGTATCAATGTAACCATCAACATCACCTGCTACGATTCCATCGGATACGACTCCTGCTAACTCATTACCACTTGCTTTTGCAAGGTCTTTTAATAAATCCATAATATATTCCTCGACTTGTTATACTATTATACTACCAATTTCTATTCTGTCAACTGAAAAAATCTTCTAGGGATGACTGTGGTTCAGTCGACCACCCTATCTTTTCAAGTATTAATTTAAAAGGTTCAATGAATGATTTATCAAATTGTAAATCATAATCTATGTAATTATGGAGTTCAAACTCCCTAGGTAAAGTATTGATAAATCCAATCACATTTTCTTTAATTGGATTTGGTATTTTTAAATATAAGAATTTGATATTCTCACCACTTGATATTGGTTCAAATTGCATATCCAATCCTTTTTGTTTTACTAAATGATTAAACATCAAAGAAGCACGAACATGCATTGGTGTTCCTTTTTTATAAATTGATACTGCATTTTCATATTCAAAAACATTGTTAACTCTTCTAGGAAATGCAATCTCATTTGATTCTAATCCTTTAAATTCTGTTCTTGCATCTTCAACAAATTTATGAACAAGTTTTTCATCACCCTTCATAACAACTTTCAATGCATCTTCTAGTTTATCACGAACCCATGCTGGTGTTGAACTCTTTGCAGTTTCAATACCCATCATTTTAAGTTTAGGTTCATGTAACCTAACACCTTCATTATCATGAACATTAAGAATATATCTTTTCTTTGCTGTCCAGATACCTTTATCTGCAATTACCTCACGACCCATGTTCATTTTGTTTTGATATGCATTAGTATAATCTGCAAGTTCTTCATAACATTTATTAATAACTTCTTGCATTTTACCATTTGCAACTTGGTCAAGAAAATCAACTGGGTTCTTAGGATTTACTTTTTTAATTAATTCATCGAATCTTACATAAATTGAATCAGTATCAATTGCAACTACATAATCATCTTCTGTATCTAAAATGGTATTTAAATACATGTTAACTGCTTTTTCGACCCATTTAATTGCAAGTTGACCACTAGATGTAACTGCCTCTGCAAGACTTAACTCAAAATATCTAAACCATTCATTACCAATTGCACCATAAGCTGAGTTCAATGAAATCTTACGAACCATTTGGTTGTTATATGCAATTGCAATTTGACGATTAAGTTCTTGTTTTCGTTTAGGGTCATCTGTAGATTCAAATTCTTTTTGATATTCAATCATCTTGTTCTTCCATAAGACTCTTTCATCATATAAATTTTCTAGAATCTCTGGTAAAAAACCTTGTTTTCTTTTACTAAATCTTGCACCATTTGGTGTAGTTGCATAATGACTTTGTATATCAATCTCTTTGTTTAACATCTTATCTATTGACAAAGTGACATCGGAAGACTCTACAGAGGTCTCTGGACTGATGTTATACTGCATAATTAAGTGTGGATACAGACTATTTAAATCAAATGATACAACCCACTCATGCATTCCTACTTGAGGTTCTTTGACATATGCACCCATAAACTTTTGTTTTTTAGGTTGTCCTGTTCTTGAAGGTGGAACAATAATGTTTTGTTGTTTGAGTCTATTGAATATTAGAATATCCCAATATCTTACTTGTCGAAAAGCATCAAGATAATTACACTTTGCAGAATAAGACATTGCAAGTAATAATCCCATCAATCCTAATTTATCTTCTAGTTCTTCGACTAGGGTTACATCACGAACATTATATTCTAGAAACTTTTGATAATCTTTTTTATAGAATAGATGCATTGCACCAAACTCTTCATAATTAATTTTACCTTTACCAAGTTCTATCTGTGATATGTTTTCTAGTTTGTAACTATCTCTTCTTTTGAAAGTAAACTTTTGATAAAGTTGCAAGTAATCTACAACCTCAATACCTGTTAGTGTATATGCTTGTTGTTTTTTATTGAATGTATCCCACTCACGAACTGTAGTAATATTCCATGGAGATAGTTGGTCTGCAATTGTAGAACCAAATAGTTTGTTGATTCTATTATAAAGATAAGTTATATCAAACTGGTCAACATTCCAACCAGTTATAATATCTGGATAATTCTTTTTGTATTCTTCTAAGAAAGTTTTGAGAAGTTGTTTTTCATTTCGACAATAAAAGTATTTAATCGTTGGGTCATTGTGTTCCCATGCTTGTGTTCCAAACACATACTTGGTATCTTGTCCAAAAAACTTATATGTAATTGCATTGATTTCTTCTGCAGCTTCTGTTGGTTCTGGGAATCCATTTTCACACTCACATTCTATATCAAGATTCATAATACGAATGTGTCGCATCATCCACTCAATATCTTGAGGAAAATACTCTGCAATATAAGCGTAAGGATGTCTCTCTATTCCATGAATATCAAATCCCTCAACACCCTTCCATTTTTCACGAAACTGTCGTGCTTGTGCAATCGAACTAAATTTTTTGGGTTCTAGGTTTTTACCTTTGATACTTCTGAATGAAGAGTCTTTATTTGTTGGAACATAGAAAGTTGGTTTATATTGAACTTGTTTTTGGATGTATTCACCATCCTTAAACTCACGAACAAGAATTAGATTTCTATGTTGATAGACATTTGTATAGAAGTGCATATAACTAGTATACTACTAGATTACTTTTTGGTCAACAAAATGTTTTTGTAATACTTGGATGTTTTCTGATGCAGCTGCAATTTTAACAATCTGAGAATTAATTGCATCTAATACATCTGGATGTTCTCCAATACCTGCTGGGTTATGTAAATAGATTTCTATATTTGCTTTTGCTTCTGCAATTTCACCTTCATATTTTAAAATTAGTGCTTTTACTATTTGTACTTTCATATTTTTATTTGTGTTATGAAAAGAAAGGATTTAGTAGTTCTTGCTTTTCTTGTTTTTCGAAAATGGTTACTACTCTAAATCTATGATTTGTAGATTTTACCATTCCAATATATCCAGTTGTTTTTAGTTCTGCTTTTTTATACATTGGCAAAACTTGGTCTAACCAAACTAAATGACCTTTATCTTCTAAAAGTTTTACACACTCTTTAAGTATG